TTTAGTAGTAGCATCATAATCTATATCTCCTGCTGCATCATATCCATATCTGACTATCTTACATTTACCTTGCATATCCGCAAATTCATCATCAATATAATCATATGTTTTATTATCTGGGAATATCCCTATATATCCATTAAAGTCAACCATGCTTTTAGCACTAGCTGTTACTGCACCCTTTGTAACATTGTTATATTTGAATGAACAGCCAGTAAATGTTATTGCTGCTGTTTCTTTTCCTGATGGTGTTCCTGATGTTATAGTGAATGTGGTTGCAGAACACGTCAGGATTGCCGCAGTAGCCGTTGTTACTATACATGCTACGTTGTTCTCGGTATTAACTGTACAGCCCGTAATCGTCAATGTATCGCCTACAGCTATATGGCTAAATGCAGAAGCCGCAGAAGTTATGGTATGTGCACCAAAAGTTATATCTGCTGCTGCTGATGTGAATGTTAGATTATCTACCCACGCAAGATATGACTTATTAGAAAATACAGCATAGCCATCATTTAAAGTATATGACGCTTCTCTTGAAGGTCTTGGGCTTGGCAAAGGAAAGTTTTTTGTAGACATATTAGTAACCGAACTAAACTGATTATCTGCTATTAAAGCATTTTGGTTTAGTCCAGCCCATTGATCCGTTTTGCTTTCTGTTCTTCTTGATGTATTTCTTATCCTAGCAGTTTTCATATATGCTCCTATTCGTCATCATTACTAGAATTATCATAAGGGCTACCCCATGAATCAGTAGGTAGTATATGTGCTTTCTGTGGTCTGCGTTCTTCCCACCATTTCTCATAGTCGTCCATGGTACTGTTATATGAATCCAAGAAGTTTGCGGCTTCTTTCCATTCTCTATCTAGTTTAGCCATCATACCCATACAATAATCGTAATAAGCCATTTCAAATCTAGCAGGTAATAATAGATATTCAGTTGCTTTATTTGCCGCTGTCTTAACAGTTCTTCTATATCTGTAAGTCATCTTGATTTTAGGTTGAGTTATTGTAACTGCTGCACTTTCTGCTTGTGCTGTGAATGTTCCTAGCGGGAATGTCAAAACTTGGTCTGCTTTAGCAAACACTTTAGCATATTTGTTATTAGCTGTTTTGTCTGAACAATCTGCTACCAAAGTCATATCTCCTGATATAAAACCGTCAAATTCTGCACCTGATGTGTATATACAGTTAGTTGCAATATTGATAACTCCTGTGTCTGCTGTAGTATCAGGATCTAATGTATAGTCATCAAAAGTAAGTACGCTTGCCGCCACTCCTGTTATAACCACTACCTTATTGTTATTAGTATCTATACACCCTTTTATCCAAAGAGAATTGCCTACTACAAATGCACTAGATGTGAAAGCTGTGCCACTCGTGGTAATTGTATTATGTGTAAAAGTCAGTTCACTTGCACCTGATGTATATGATATAGCTTTAAATGTAAGATCTGCCGCTATACTTGTATAGGTTACATCATTTAGAGTAGGTACAGGATATATGTTTATCTTGCTGTCATCATAGTAAAATGAACCATTTTCATTGTTTGAATTAACATTCATCTTACGATACCGCTTATTATCTACATACATCTCTCTAACATCTTCCCAATTGTAACCACTTGGTAATGTGTATTGATATGTTCCCTTTACCTTAGTATAGTATTGAGTTCTGAATTCTTCGTTTATATCTTCGTATATCCCTGCTTCAATGTCATTAAGACACTTAACTTTAAAAGCATCATCATACGCATTAGAATACTCAAGATCTAATTCGATTATAAAAGCTGCAACTGTAACTGTCATAATTTCCCCCTATGTTGTTTTTGCAAAGAATACGGTTCCAAGTCCACTATTATGGACTATCACTATATCCAGTCCATTCTTGATATGATGGTGCAGGAACACCACTAGATGGTGCTACTGTGTTTATAAGACTCAATCCTAATTTCAACATATCATCACACCTTCCTCACAGTACATTATAATAAACAACTGATTCGCCAGATGTTAGCGTTAGTGAACTCCATTGTCCATAATAAACCTGTCCTGCAATTAAAGCTGTTAATGATACTAGCTTAGGTCCTGATGCTCCTGATACATAAGTTTCAGATGCTATAACCGTATCAGTAACAACCATTACTGCAAATATATATTTTCCAACAGGTGCTACTATTGCTCCGATTCCAACAACTAAGGTGTCATTATCCGAACCTGCTATTACCCATCCTGAACCTGTTATAGACGTTATCGCTTCAAATCCTTTTGCACCTGTTACAACAGCACTATCAGTAGGAGTAATTATCTCGGTGACAACTTTTCCGTCAGAGTCAGTTCCAATAATAGTAATTATTCCTAGAGTGTCTAATGTCCCTACTTTTGTATGAGTAACAGTTACTACATGGCTTCCTAACGGTTGTGCTGCTATCGTATATGCTCCAACTTTCATAGCTGTAGTTGTAACTAGATAGTTTGGGTCTGCCGCAGTTAACATTACTGTCCCATTATATAACCCTATTGATTCAGAACTGCAAACATTTAATGCACCTTTTCTTGAAAAAACATTCTCTCCTTTATTTGTCAGCCTACTCATTGCCTGTAAAAACATAATAATCACTCTCTCTTTCTCTGATTTATATTGTTTTGTTTTTGTACTTCTTAGCACACTGCATGTATTCCCAAGGGTGTTCATGTGCTTTGCCGCAGTATTTACATATCGCTGGTGCTTTTTTCTTTCTTGGTTTAGGTTTAGCCTTTACTATAGGTTTTTCTACTGCCTTTACTACTGGTTTTACTATCGAGATAATTTCTTCTGGTTTAGAGTTGCTATTAAGCTTCTTCAGCTCTAATAATATATCGTATAAAAGATAATCTACTGTATCTATTAAATCGTATTGTTTCCCCATTTCTTTCTCCTTCATAGTCAAAAGGGGGCTATTACACCCCCTACATTATTTATCTTATTCTGGTGCTTCTACCTGTGGAACTGCTCTAGTTGCATCTGAACCAGTTGCCAGATTGTTAACAGATTTAGTAACAGCAAGATCGTACGAACTAGCTACAACTGCTGCACTTATCCAAGTATTGTTTGAAACAATCATAAGATCTGCGTTCTCGTCAATAGCTAAAGTAGTTACATCTAGAACGTTATTGTCAATCACTCCACTAACATTGTTGCTATCAGCAATAGTTATTCCTACTGCCGCATTGATGTAGTTATTAACAATTCTAATGTTTTGGTTGTTTGTCGTCCCCGCAATAGATATACCAATCAACTGTTTAAGGTTGTCATCTCCATTACCATAGAACTCACAGCCATTAACTTCTAAATGAAAACTGTCACTAACTTTTAGTCCTACAGTAGTTGTACCGTTCCCTAAGAAGTCACAATTAATAAATGAAGCCCCGTGATTTCCTGCTGCAAGTTTTACTGTTTCTGCTGCGGTTACATTCTGAAAAGCCATGTTGATCCATCTGCAACTTGAAACAGCAGTAGTAGGAACTTGAACACCTATCAGTTTAGCTTTACCAATATAATCGGTAACTCCTACACCTATGATGTCAGTTTTTTCAGGAAACCTTACAAGGCTTTCTGTGTACGCTCCACCATTGATATAAAGTCTGTTACGTCTGTCCCCATGGTTAGTTTTAGCAATGTCATCATCTGATAAAGCTATCCCCTGTGCAACCGTCTTAACAGCAGTAGCCCAAGACTTACCATCGTCTGAATCCGATCCTGCGTTTCCGTCTACATAGAAAGCGGTGAATAAATCACCGTCTCCTAAAAATGATGTTTCTCTCCCCTTAGGACCTAGAAAATATCCTCTTAGTGAAGATAACCCATTGTAATGCGTAATTCCCTTTTTCATATTAACACACCCTTTCTAAAGTGCAGGGGAGAACTGAATCTCCCCCATTAATATTTTATTTACTTTTATTCGCCAGTACCCATTGCTATGAAAAACCAGTTATGCCATTTTATGTCATAACGCCCAACTGCTTTCCAAGATAGCATTTCAGTATTAAAGTCGCCGGATGCTGCTCCGCCATCTCTTTCGAGGTTACGAGGATCTTGTCTCATAAACCAATTCAAGCCGCCGCCGCCTAACATAAGTTCTTTATTACAAACAAAGAACCTTTTGCCTCTGATCAACGGGTGAATGAAATACTCCATGTCGCTGTCTACGTTCATAGTGTTATCGCCTACATAGGCTTCTTTGTTAGATCCGATTAGCTTTTGAAGGTTTTTCCTTTGCTGTCTACCTGCTACAATAAAGTTACCATCAATAAGCATGTCATCTCCACGATCATCTTTCCAACCTTCCATTTTCAGTTGTATGTATTCTAAGTCCTCATAATTCAAGAGTTTCCCTGAAAACAAGTTGTTTTGTGCATCTGCATCTGGAACCGTATAATGCGTTGCTCCTATTAAAGGAGAACCATCAGGTCCGGTTATAGTTGAATCCGTTGCATGATTAAACGCATAAGCACTATCTCGGTTCAGCGTCTTTTGTACACCAAGCAAAACATTCCCTGTACGTTCTTTGATTGCTTCAAACTCACTGTCTTCCCACATATTCTTAGGAATTTGTAGTCCTATGTCCTTTTTCTTTGCACGATAATCTACCTTATATCCACCAACGAAGTCATCGTAATGAACGGAACCATCCCAATTTACCATTTGTCCCGGTGCTCCTATCGTATAGTCTGAAAACTGCCCGACATTTTTACGGATAACATTATAAAGTGGTGTGATGTAATCTTTCTTTGCTTGACCTTTATAAAATGCATCCATCTTTTTCCTTATTGTCCCTTCTAGTTCTATAAAATCGCCTTTATTCATCTTATATCATCCTTTCCTAAAGTTTAGTTTAAACGTTTACTTCGCTTGCCTCGAATTGCACAAACATGTCCATCGTATCAGGATTTGAGCCTACTATCCTCATAACACTACCGCCATCAGAATCAAAATCTACATCCATAGAATCTGATGTAAGATCGAATACTACACTATCCTTCAACATATATCCTGGACACAAGTGTATCGTGTCACCAGACGCTAACGCAGCAGGTAATGTTTCAGCAAGAGTAAGTGTACCAGTGCCCCCATCTGAATCTGTTATGGTAACGTGTCTACCTATCAAGTCAGAATCAGCAGCGCAAGTAACTATCTCTATTGCTCCACCTATCCATACATCATCTGTATTAGGCTGTAAGCTGGACTCTACTGCTGTAGTAGTACTTCCACCTGTAAGCGTATAAGCCTTATTACAATGGTATTTATAAACTGCTGTAGGAGAGTTTGATACAGTAAGGGAAGTTACCCCATCATTTGCTACTTTTTCAAGTGTAGAAACTCCTGTTATTCTAGCTGCAAGAGTTGTTGGTGCAGCTAACACTATAATTCCCGTTCCCTGCGTAAAGTTTACAGGTTCGCCCTTTTCTATTGCTGTTGCATCAGGAACATAATACGTATCTTCTATCACATTCGGATGCCCATTAAAATCTTTAGTCCATTTAAAACCTTTCATTATTTATCATCCTTTCCTTTTAAGCTGTTTTGTTTTGTATTTAGCTAAGTATTTGGTATCTACTCCCATTACTTCTGCTAAAGCTTTTCCTTTTGCACTAAGCACATTTGCAACATCTATTGTTTCTTCATCGACATTATCGCTAGTGATTTTTCTTTTGCGTTTTGCTTCATCCTGATAGTCGGCTATTGCTGATTGTTTAGTTTTTTTATTAAGATCCCCTAGTTTGCCTTCGTCTATTAACCTGCCAACAAGAAACTGATACATAAATGAAGTTGTCAAATTGTCGTTCTTAGGTTCCTGTATCAAGTTTTCAAGTTCCGCTTTCACGTCTTTATAAAAAGGTTTACTTTCAAGAGACTTTACTTCGGTTGCTCTTTTAGCTACCATTAGACTTCTTCGTGATTCTTCCTGAATTTGTTTGTTCTGTTCTTCCATCTGTTTGAAAGCAGGATTATTATTGATCTTAGTTGTTATTTCTTCATCTGTATAATATCCATCTTTCGTTAATTCTTTTCTCAAACTTTCTTTGCCGTTAGTAATTTCCTGTTCTGCCTGTTTGAGTTTGATTTCATTCAGTTCACGTTCTATCCGGTCAGCTTTTTCTTTAAGGCTATCATTCTCCTCTTTTACATGATCGTAATTAAGCCCCTTTTGAGCGTTCATTATGGTTTCTTCTTTAGTCAACTTTTTCTTTTTCTTCAAAAAGTCTACTTCAAGGAACCCGTCTTCTTCTTTTGTTTCTTCGGTTTCTGTGTCAACCGAATCATCCTCAACTTCTTCTGTTTCTTCAACGTCTTCGGGTTCGTTTGTGTCCTCTTCCTCAACGTCTTCAACATCTTCTACTTCTGGTTCTACATCATTTGTAAAATCCTGAAACGGTTTTAATCCTTTATCATCAGCCGTTGGTGTCTCAACTGTTTTTGCCATTTTGTATCTCCTCTAAATCTATATTTGCATGTGACTTGGTGTCAATCACATTGCATTTAACATTTTACAATCGTTTAAATATCCGTAAATTTTCTCTTCTCTTTCTTGTGAATAAAAATCTTGTTTTTGTTTATTCGCCCCCATTGCCACCTCCTGATTGAGGTGTGCTAGTTTGTGGTGGGGTTTGCGTTGTTTGTTCAGACTGTTGTTGAAGTTCTTTAAGCTCTTGAAGTATCTCATCAACCGGCGGAAATTTACCCGAATCGAGAGTAGACCAAAAAGCTTTAGGTCCTAATGCAATCCCAAACATTTGCATTGCAACCTGTTCATAATAGTTTCTACTCGTTGGTCTTTCGTCTGATAGCTTAACTTTTACATCATAGTCGGCTATATATTCTTCTTCTTTAGCTACATAGTCAGGTTCGCCTTTTTCATCTTCGTTTCTTATCCAAGTCTTTTTCATTTCCTTATTACTGAAAGATCCGTATTCATCTGCCGAATTTGGGTCCATGTTCTTCATCTGTTCTAATATTTCTATCATTCCTGCTAATTGTTTCTGTGGGTCTTCTAACTCGATAAGTTGCTGTATACCGTCATATATAACCGTCTTTATTGCCATACTCTTGTTTCCACGTATTCTATATTCTCTTTCGTCATCATAGAACTGACCTATCCTGCTTATGATCAGTGGCATATATTGTTTCATAAGTCTTTCAATTATATTCATCTTACCTTTGTTTCTAACATCTGCTCTAGTTCCTAGTTCTTTTATTGATGCAAAAGGAACATTTGCTCCTGGTGATACTCCCTGTTGTATTGCTGTGTTCTGTGTAACCGTGTCTATGTTCTGTTTTAAGAAGTCTTTAAACAATACAAGGCTTTGAGGTGTCTGTGTTCCTTCTTTGGATTTCATCCCATCCTTGCTCATTACTTCATGCCATGCTCCGTGTACATAAGCGGTGTCCATCATTTCATCATGCTGTGGTTTAGAGATAGACCCTTTGTTGTAATATCCTCCACCTAATCCTTCAACTGCTGCTGATGCCATTTCTATCTCTGCACAGAAGTTATATGCTACCTGTATTGGTACAATATTTCTCATTTCGCCATAACCATAAGGGTTCTTTTCGTCTTGATACAACACTGCATAGGCAAATGGATATAGCCCATCTTCATAAACATAAGGATTATATTCAAGAAATACGGTTCCTACTGAATAAGAGCAATGTATACCTTCTAGTTCCCCAGTTGCCATATCTTCATACATTTTCTTTTTGTAGCTGTCTGTTGCTTTTGCCGCTTTGTCTAAATACTTTTCTTTGTCTTCCTCTGATATAAAAGCAGGAGTTCCACGTTCCCATTGCTTTATTACTGTTGCTCTTTTGCTTACTACTTCTTCTACATCTGTGTCTTCGATAAGAAATGGAAGCAATCCGATATCTTGAACATCTGCGACTGCATACTTCCCGTTATCCCATCTATTTTTAATATAACTTAAATATTTTCTATATCTTTGCTGTATATATCTACAGTCTTGCAGGTTTTCTTCAAGGTCAATTATTGCAGGGTCAAAGAATATTTCGTCTTTTTTGACACATTTAGTAGAAACTTCTCCTACCCATCGTGACGGTCCTGACCCTCCCATAAAGTCTGGGTCCCATTCGACTGATGCAATGAATGGTCCGTAATGGACTCCTTGCATAACTATATCTCTCCATTGCTTTTCAAATACGTTTCTATAGAATATAAAAGATATAAGGTCACTTAGCTTCAATGCTGTTTGTTTATCACTAGCATCTCTACCACTTACGTCTGCCTCTGGTGTTGATGCTGTTAGTGCATCTACTATATTCATTATTGTTGGCAAACACACATTCAATACTATGTTATATCTCTTTGATTTCTTGTCTGCGCTTCTTGGGGCTTGGGACATGTCCCATTGGAGCCCTTTTAAGCAAAGATATTCGTCACTCCAATTAGTTTTTATCTTCTCTCTTACTCCACCTTCGGATTCTACCTTGTTTTCAATAACACCTGCTACGTGTATTTCTTCTTCTTCCGAATTAGGGTTCTGTTTTTCTTCTAGTTCTTCGTCTTTATCTTTTTTGAACCATCCCATTTACGTTACCCCTTTTTAATACGCATTGTTTTCAGGCTTTGATATACCATCTACAGTAGTTACCATTTTGACTTCTTTGTTACCTTCTTCCTTTTTCTTTCTGTATGCCATGTCTTCTATCAGGTCATATATCCTATCCATAAATGTTTGCTTGTTGCCTTCTTCTAGTACGGGATTCTCTTGTGCCTCTTGTTTCAAAGGTTCGTTATGCTTTACTATCACTGGTTGTACAGTCTTTTTCCCAATAAAAAAACCGCCATAGAATGACGCTCCTATAGCGATTATAAATATCAATAACATTATTATCATTACGCCTGTGCTTACCATGGCTACCTCGCTTTTTAATGATGTGGTCCTATCATCTGGTGACAATAAGACGTCATTACAAGTACCAGTATTGCACATACAGAACTCAATGTCAAGTTTTAATAATTATACAGCCCCCCTACGCTTTTAATATTGTCGTCATCATCGTCTTCATATTCATAATTATCTGTCCCTGCAACGGATGTATCTACTGACGTCCACATTTGTTCTGAACAGAAATAAGTTATCGCTGCTGTCATAACTAAATCATCGTGTTTGCCGGGATTAGCCGTTGGTTTCCTTGATTTATCATAGGCAAATTCCATCATTTCGCCAATCATTGCAGGGCTATTGAAAAGATTAGGTTCATCTCTTGCCATCATAACAAGATTGTTTATAATAACTGGTCGTGTTTTTATTGTTGTTTGAAACCCATACTTTTGTTGCACGGTAGTTTCTGCACTATCTATTATCTCTCTTTTATACATGTGCCAATACATTAACTGTTGTAGCCTTAATATCGGTGCATAGTCAAAGTTGGATTCTATTGCTATTAAAGCATCATTGTACTTTACTCCCATGCAATAAGCTTGTTCTGCAAACTTATCTGATGCAATGTGTCCATGGAACACCGCCATTTGTTTTCCTGATGTATTGTCTATGCAAAGCAATCCAAACTTATCAGACCCTTCTCCTGCTGTATCTCCACCTATTACATATGGATAACCTTTTTGTACTGGATTATATATTGTTATTAACCCATTTCTATTAGGAACGAAAGTTATAGACTTATGATCTATCATCCCTTCTTTGTTTACAATGTACTGGTACATACCACGTTTAGGTGGGTTTGTTTTATAGAATTCTAATATCTTTTGCAGTCTTAAATCAAGTATCTGATTGTCAAAAACTGACTCACCAGAAGCAATAAAAGCTTCTTTTGGTGTACTCGGGAATTCTTGCTTGAAAGCATTTAGGTTATTCCTGCTTGTGTTTGAAATAGTATATCTTCGCCATTGCATTTGATCATTAGTTAGTTTAAAGGTTCTCTTTATCTCAACTTCGTTGCCCCATAATCCACTATCAAAATCAGTTAGTTCAAACCCATCATAAGGCATTGTACTCCCTGAATCTTCAAACCAAGGTATGAACAAAGGTATATAGCTGTTCTTCTTTCTTCTCTTGCCATTCTCTATGATATATTCATTAGCATCATCCCACATGTCTTTAAAGTAGTTATACCCTTTTGCGGTACTTTCTATGATAACTATACTCCCCATTGGAATAGATGGTAGTAATGACGTCATGGTGGCTGATATGTCACCTTTCCACTTGGCTATCTCGGAAATGTGAAGGTAATTTATTGTATAACTACTACCTGCGTTTACGTTGTTTGAGGTTTCAACAAGGAATTTACTTTGCAGTCCAGGGTCGTTTTTCTCTGATATAGGTTTTTGTGGGTCAAACTTAGGATTTTCAAGTATAACACCTTGTCCTCTGCTCTCCCTTTTGTAAGGTTTCTTGTTATGAGGTAGATGTTGGTAGAACTTGTTTGCCATTTCATTTATAGTCTTAGCAGAGTCATCATCATATGATATGACCATTGCTATCTTGTTCTTCTCATGTAATATTCTTTTGAATAAGTCTGCTTCTGTGTATGTTGAAAATCCTTGCTGTCTAGCTTTTAATATAATAATAAAAAGAGTTTCCTTTTTTCCGGACCTCTCCCAATTGTCTACAATGTTTTTTAGTTTTCTTTGAGATTCGTTTATCTTGAACGGGATCATAACAGAAGATTTCTTGTCTTTTATCTTAAAATTCTTTTCAAAATATACCTCTGTATCTTGCCTGTCTTTGAGTTCAAGCAGTGCTTCTTCAAGACTTCCTGGTTGCTTATTCATCTGTTACCTCTGTAGCTTCAATTTCTATTGGTATTAGTGATGGGTCGTTTCTTACCATTTCTCTTATCATGTCTTTTGGTAAACATGACGGGTCTTTCTTTATCATTTGTTTTACCATGCTTTCTAATTCCGCAGTAGTTGTACTCCCTACTTCCATATTCACGTTCATAGTTTTCTTGTTGATGTTTACTTCTTTTGTGTCCTTTTTCATTCCCATTATTTCAGCACATAACTTTCTGTCCGCAAAGTTACGCCTGTTTTCCATCCCAAACTTAAATGATCGAGCCAACAATTCTGCCTGTTTATCTTTAAAATCATCTAATATTAAATAACTCATTACAGCTTTAACTTCTTGCCTGGCTTTTATTCTATAGAAATGTTCCCAGCATATCCCTACTACTTTTGCTTTCTCTTTATGTGTTATCCCCCTATAATCTTTATCAAGCAATATGTCTATAACTGAAAGTTCGGTGTCGTTTCTAGGTACATACAACATTGGCTGACCGCCAACTCTATATTCTATATTGCCCTGATCATTTAATAATCTTTCTCCGGTTGGCCTACCAACCTTTTCATCAAGTTCCATCTTCTTCTCCTAACACTTGTTTTACTATTTCAAACAAATTATCACAATCCATATCTTGCCACCTTAAAAACTCTGTATTATATCCTAAGTCATTTAGCAACTCCATCATTTGTCCTATAGTTAAAAGAGGTAATGAATAAATCCTATGTGTAGCTTCTAGTTCATCTGCATTTTCTATACAGCTTACTAATTCATAAAACGAATTATAAATAACATCATACTTCTTAGGTTTCCACCAGTTTTGGAGTTTGTACTGCTGATGCACTGACAGTTCTAGTAATTGTTCTGTTGATAGTCGTTGCTTCATCATTGTCCTCCCTAGCAAGTATCTGTAATGCTACACCTAACCCATTAGCAATACCTGTGATATAATCATCCCTTTCGTATCTTGGGTCTTTTTCTAGTTCGTTCTTTGTCATCGTAATGCTCTTGATCTTATCTGATAACATATTCAACTCCTTGTTAGTTTCTTTTTATAATCCATTATAGTTACTCCTATAGGTTCGTCTTTTGTAGACAGTCTGATATATATACCAGTTGCTATTTCTTGAGAATATCCGACTTGTGGCTTTCCCCAGTCTGCATATAAAATGTCGTTTTCTTCGTCATAATTATATTTCTTTTTCATATTACTCCTTTAGATTATGTTAGGGGGATGGAAGGAGCGACCTTCATTCTGAACCGTCCGCTTATCTTTTCAAATAAGTCGGCAACCACAGCGTTTTTTCTTCTGCCGTACGTCAGCCTTAAACTACATCCCAAATCAATATCAGCTAGTTCCAATATTGAACCCTATGCCACCACGATACCATTTCAGGACGGTTTTGTCAATTTTCGTATGTTACTGTGTGAAAATAAAGTTTATTTTGGGGGGTTGACAACGGTTCCCATTAGTATTATACTGTTCACAGAAAGGAAGTGATCAAGTGAAGTCGGTACAAGAAATCGCAGTAATGTTTGAAGTATCAAGAAACGCAGTTTACAAATGGATAAGATCTGGTCTTAAGCACAAGCGAGAAAAGATTATAGGCAAACCACTTAGAATTATTATTGACCCTGCTGATGTTTATGCTTTTCACAAATCTCAAGAAACAGCACATATAAAAACCAAGGAGGGCTAACATGAACACAAAAATAACTAAAAAGCAAAGTGAAAATCTTGCACGTGATTTAATTAAGAGTGGATTTGACATTACTGGAAAATGGAGTAATTTTGGTGGATTTGATTTGACTAATGAAGAAATTTCAATTGTCTTATACACATTATTTAACTCAACAGATCGTGCTTACCAATTATCAAATCTATTTAAAAAGTACGAACCGGAGGACTAATATGGCTAGAAAAAATAGCGACCCAGCCTTTTTGTTTTATTCTTCTGATTTTCTTGTTGGAATAATGTTTATGTCAAATGAACAAGTGGGAAAATATATTAAGTTGTTGTGCTTACAACACCAAAAAGGTCGTTTGACAGAAAAACAAGTAATGGGTATTTGCGACATAAAAGACGTTGAAGTTTTGTGTAAGTTTTACGTTGATAAAAAAGGCAATTATTTCAACGAAAGATTAGAGAAAGAGGTGGAAAAACGTTTAAAATATACACAAAGTAGGCGTAAGAACCTTGCTGGCAAGGGGTCTAAAGGTGTTTCCCATAAGGTGTCTCATATGGATACCCATAAGGTGGCTCATATGGAAAATGAAAATGAAAATGAAAATGAAGATGCAAATAAAGATGCAAATAAAAATGTAAATGCAAATGAAAAGTCTAATACATATAGTGAGGTTATCGATTATTTAAACTTGATAAATGGTTCAAAATACAAAGTAAACCCTACACACAAGAAACATATTTCTGCAAGAATAAACGAAGGGAACACACTTGAAGATTTCAAAACAGTAATTGACAAGAAATATAAATCATGGCATGGAACAGAATGGGAAAAGTTTTTAAGACCACAAACATTATTTGGAACAAACTTTGATTCATACTTAAACGAAAAAGAAACAACTAAACCAAAGGAGGTAATAGAAGATGGAAAATATGCAGACTGCTATGACGACTGAACAGAAAGTTATACAAGCAATAGGATCAGCAGAAACTAACCAAGACAAAAGAGACTTCCAAAAATGGAACAGCATTGATGATCCTATGCCTGAATCAAAGTGTTTATTCTGTGGTAAAGAATTAGAATATGCGAAACTAACAAGTGCTTTTAACTTTACCG